ATAGTTTACTAGGTGACACTCCTACTTACGTTCCTGGGCTGTTTATGAGAATATCCTAAAAATGATAAATAGTTTGATGAAGATATATGAAGTTGATGCCACTTATTATACACCAGAGGACGACAGATACAGCCAATTACAACTGGATGATACTCGTCGTCCTAGAATAACTCTAGCACACCTAAACAAACTTAAAAAGATGCGTGCAGCACGGCAGTTGGAAAATCTTGTGCGTAGAGATGTTTTGGAATTGATTTATGGATCACCTGAAGAAGGTGGTGGTCAAATGCCAGGATTGTGAATTACTACGCCCTCTAGGGCTGTAGCTTCCTGCTTCATAGTCCTTGCCCGTGGGGGTTGTGTGCTTGGTTATCGCGTGCCCCATTTCTGGGGTTTTATGTGCGTTCTAGCACAGCCACCAACCCCACAGGTCTGATCGGACTCCACAGGCGTAATGGGCACTTCCTGCCCTATTCCACTTGTTAAGTGACGTATTATTAATATAGGACTGTTGACAAAAATGCAACCTAATTCAAAAAAAAATATTTGCGTCACAAGCTGCTTGCCATCCAGGGGATCCATCGCCCTGGCTGCCAGGATTGTAACTTTTTCAACTGAAATCATACTAGATATATACCCCCACTTAAATAAGTGTTGAGTCTGACAACTTTACCAAAGGAGAAACTCATGGCAAATGCAAAGCTGATGAAGGTTATGGAATACCTCATCAATGAACAAGAAGACAAGGCCCAAGAACTCTTGCACCAAATCTTTATCGAAAAAGCTCGTGCGATTCACGAAGAAATGATGAGTGACGATCAAGACATGGACGAAGACATGTTGGGTGGAGACCAAGGAGAGCACTTGGCTGATGAAATCTCAGACGATCAAGAAGAGATTGATGCCGAGGAACATTATGCTCCCATGGAAGGCGTTGACATGGAAGACGAAAGCATGGAACATGCTGTTGACGACCTAGGCGACGAACTGGAAGTTGATGACATTGAAGATATTGATGACATGGACGACAGCATGGACGACGAGGAAGAAATAGAAGTCTCCATGGACGATGAAGAAACTGACATGGACGACGTCCATGACGATGATCATCAAGAAGGCGAACAAGAACGTATTGCTGACCTAGAGGCTGCTATTGAAGAGCTCAAGGCAGAATTTGAAGCCCTCAAGCACGAAGAATCTGATGATGCTGAACAAGAAGAAGACATGGAAGAATCTTGGGAAAGCGACATGGACGAAAGTGATGATTTTGCAGGATTGAGTGAAAATGTTGACCTAGATACTGTGGCAGTGGCCAAGGGCGGAGAAGTTGGCAGCGGCAAATTTGCTCGTGCAGAAACAAATACTCGCAGTCCTGTGCCTACCACACAGAAAGATACAATGGGCGCCAAGCCAGTTCAAACAGGCAAGGGATCCAAAGCTAGTGGGTATGATCTGCAATCTGCTCCCAAAAGTGACAGCATGGGTGCCAAAGCCAATCGCAAGAAGGCAACTGATGGCATGAGTGCAGTCAGCAAAGAAGGTGATGCAAAGGCCCTCCTCAACAAGGACCGCAGCGAAGGTTTCGGTGCTGGCAATCAAAAGAGTCCCATCAGCGGCAGAGTTCGCTAACAAACAAAAGCACAGAATAGCTGCTAGAGAATAATAACAATCTCTAGCAGCTATTATCAAAATCGTTGGTTTTCATAGCTAAATCATACAGATAAAACAAATGATTTTAAATAACTGTGATATTGTGTTGCCAAGGAAAACAAATGGCTCTTATTTTACAAGAACACCTGAGATTTGATGATGCTGGATTCAAGCTCTTGACTGAAGGTCACGAAGACGGAAGTAAAAATCTGTTCATGGAAGGCATCTTTATTCAAGGGGGTATCAAAAATCATAACGGACGTGTTTATCCCGTGGATCAAATTCGCAGAGCTGTGGAGGGTATCAACCATTGCTGCAACACAGACAATGGAGTTCCAGGTGAGTTGGATCATCCCCAAGAACTACAAATTCATTTGGATAGAGTGAGCCACAACATCGTCAAGATGTGGATGGATGGCCCCAATGGTATGGGCAAGCTGAAATTGCTTCCTACTCCTTGTGGTCAAATAGCCAAAACATTGCTAGAAAGTGGAGTCAAGTTGGGGGTTAGCTCTCGTGGTTCCGGCAATGTGGATAATTTGGGAAACGTTTCAGATTTTGAAATGTTAACTGTTGACATAGTAGCCAAACCTAGTGCTCCCAGTGCATATCCAGTTCCTGTATATGAAGCACTGCAACACACAAGATTTGGCAACAACATCATGGACCTAGCTGAAAGTGTTCGTCACGATGCAACTGCACAGAAGTATCTCAAGCGTACACTACTCCGTTGGGTAGATGAGTTGAAGATTTAACAAGGAGATACCAATCCTATGGAAAAAAACCTACAAGAACTTCTTGAGAGTGAAGTCCTGGGCGAGGAAACTCGCACTGCACTACAAGAAGCATTTGCCCAAAAGCTCAAAGAAGCTGAGCACAAGCTGGAAGAAAGCTATGCTATGCGTTTTGAGCATGAAAGAGCAGTTCTTGTGGAAACCATGGACACATTGCTGAATGATGTAATCCGCAAAGAACTAGAAGAATTTGCTGAAGACAAACGTTCAGTTGCTGCACAGAAAGTCAAACTGGCAGAAGCCAATCGACAAGCTCGCAAAGTTTACGAAAAAAAGCTAGCCAAGAACGTTCAAGTCTTGGAAAATTTCATGCTCAAGCAAATTGCTGGTGAAATAGCTGAATTCAAGGACGACCGCCAGCAGTTGGCTGAACAACGTGCCCAAATGGCCCAAGAATTGACAGAAAGCCGCGCAAGCGCACAACAAGCTTTCCAAGACAGAGTCACCAAGCTGGAAAATTTTGTACTAAAACAATTGAGTGAAGAAATAGCTGAATTTGTTTCCGACAAAAAAGCCCTAGTGGAACAGCGTGTGAAACTGGCTAGCCAAGCCAAAACAAAGTTGGATGAAACACGCCAAGCCTTTGTTACTAGAGCAACCAAAGTAGTCGACAAAACTCTCAACGAAGTAATTCGCAAGGAATTTGTGCAATGGAAAGATGATATCAAAATTGCACGTGAGAACAACTTTGGACGCAAGATCTTTGAAGCAGTAGCAGCCGAATATATGAGTAGTTATCTCAGTGAAGGTACTGCAACCAAGACACTACAAAAGCAACTGCAAGAGGTAACTCATCAATTGCAGGAGGCCCAAAGCCACCTACAGCAAACAACCATGTTGGTTGAGAGTGAAAGAAAGGCGGCAAGTATTGCTCGCGAGCGTGCTCAGAGAGTGGAAGTTCTCAACGAACTGCTCAGTCCCCTGAGAGGCGACAAGCGTGCAGTGATGGAAAACCTTTTGAGTGATGTTAGAACCACCAATCTCAAGGAAGCATTCCATCGCTATATGCCAAATGTGTTGAACAACCAAGCACAAGCCCCCAAGAAGGCTACACATGCTCAAGGTAATCACACAGTGGCACACTCCGGAGACCGAGTCAGTCTCGTGGAGCAACAACAACCCAAAGTTGAAGATGATCAAGATCTTCAAAACATCTTGTACTTGGCAGGAATGACTGCCAAAGCACACTAAGGAGAATAACCCAATGAAAGGCAATCTTTTTGAAGCCAATTGGAACCTAACCAAGCAAGCCCTTTGTGAAGGCCTAACAGGCAATCGCAAAAAGGTCATGGACGTGGTTCTTGAAAACACCAAGAGAGACCTCAGCACCCGTGCTGGAGTACTGCTCGAAAACGCAACCCCTGGCGCAACCAGCAGCGGCAACGTGGCCACCCTCAACAAGGTGATTTTGCCCGTTATTCGCCGTGTTATGCCCACAGTTATCGCTAACGAAATCATTGGCGTCCAACCCATGGTTGGACCTGTAGGCCAGATTCACACTCTGCGTGTTCGTTATGCTGATACCTTTGGAGCCCCTGCTCCTGGTGCTGTTGCTGGTTCAGAAGCCCTGAGCCCATTTGATATTGCTCGCTTCTACAGCGGCAATGGTAACACTACCAATCCCCTAGGCGCTGCCACTCAAGTTCTTGAAGGCACTGCTGGTAAGAGATTGAACATCCAGATCTTGAAAGAAACAGTTGAAGCCAAGAGCCGCAAGCTGAGCGCTCGCTGGACTTTTGAAGCTGCTCAAGATGCTCAAGCACAGCAAGGTATTGACATTGAAGCCGAAATTATGGCTGCTCTTGCTCAAGAAATCACAGCTGAAATCGATCAAGAAATCCTCAACAGCTTGCGTACACTGGCTGGTATCACACTAACCTACGACCAAGGCGCCGTTAGCGGTACTGCCACATTCGTTGGTGACGAACACGCTGCTCTTGCAGTGCTGATCAACCGTGGTGCTAACTTGATTGCTGCCCGTACCCGTCGTGGTGCTGGTAACTGGGTTGTGGTAAGCCCCACAGCACTGACAATCCTGCAAAGCGCAACTACTTCAGCTTTTGCTCGCACAACTGAAGGCACTTTCGAAGCCCCCACAAACACCAAGTTTGTTGGCGTGCTCAACAACAGTGTAAGAGTTTACGTTGACCAATATGCTGCTGACAATACACCTGTGTTGGTTGGTTACAAGGGTCCTGGTGAAATTGACGCTGCTGCGTATTACTGTCCATATGTGCCACTCACAAGCTCTGGTGTGATCATTGATCCCAACACCTTCGAGCCAGTGGTTAGCTTCATGACACGTTATGGCTACCTGGAGCTGTCAAACACAGCTTCAAGTTTGGGTAACGCAGCCGATTACTTGGCTGGTATCGCGATTAACACGGCTAATTTGAAGTTTCTTTGATTTGCTAATGATATCAATAGGTTATACACTTGTTGATATCATACAAACACAGAGGGAAAAGCCCGGGATAATAT